AATGAAATAAATCTTTTTGTCTTGGAATAATTTAGCGATTTCTGAAGTAAATAAGTCTTCAATAATAAAATATTGTGCGGGTGATTGTTCAATAAAAGTCCAAAGTTTCTTTTTTTCATCCTCTACTTCCAAATTCTTCAAAAACTTTTTGTGATATTTTGTAATTTCCTCCTTTTTAATTTTAATCTCAAAGCCGTCTTGATATAAACTAATTTCTCTTCCATTGATGTGAAATTTATTTTTATGATTATTTCCGGATAGGTAAATTACTTTATTTTTTCCGATTTGGCTGTGATAGTGATTATCATCTTCAAATAAAATGAGATGTTCCTCCGGATCCACCAAAATAAATTTAACTTTGGGGAATAATTTATTTAAATAATGTGTATGATTTCCCGGGGCTGATCCGGCATAAACTACCACGGCATCTTCTTGATATGATTTCAATGAATCTGTTAAAAATTCTAATTCGGTTAAAAACAATTTCAATTGTCCAATATGCATGATTTGTCGAGCAACTTCCTTATGTTCTTTGTATTCTAACTCTTCGTCGATTTCATCAAAATACTTGATAGTTTTGAGATCTTTTCCAACTAATTTATTGAGAGCCCTAGCATAATCCGGCTCTAAAAAGAATAATTTATTTTTGATAACATTTATTTGCGAAACTGGTACATATCCACCTTCAGCGAGCTGGCGATTTTGCTGTGAAATTAAATAAATCGCCCCAAATCCGAAAAGACGGAAAAATAAAACTAAAATTAGAAAAATCACTAATGCTAAGACGATCATGTTTTGACTATATTAAAATAAAATTTATATTTATATACTTTAAATTTATCATGGAGATACATACTTATAAAAGATCCTGGGAAACTACTGAAAATATTATTAAAAAAGAATTTCATCAAAAATATGGGCGAGAGATTCAGCAAGATGAATTTATGATAGAATTACGCGATCGATTAAAACGCGGATTAGTTGAAACGGATTTTATTGATAAAATCGATTGTCATACTAAAGAAGGTTATGATTCACAAACTTTTATTAATAAACTTATAAGTCAAAAAAGTTCACGACCAGTTTTTAATCAAAAAATACAAAACTCGATTGAACAATATCTCAGCTCTTTAATTTCTGGAAAATCTCCCGCGGATCATCCAAAATTCGATATTATTTTCGATCGTATTAACACTCCCACTAGACTTTATAATGTTTCTATTCCTGGAAGAAACCTCCGAAAAACTAATGTTTTATTAGAACCTTTACTTGAAAAAGGAATCTTTCATCCTAATACAGTAGTTGTTCATTTATATGATTTAATTTTCGAAAATTATTGGCATAAAAATGATCGCTTCGATATTGAAATTGATCACGATATCCTGACCAACTCCGCTAAAAATACCAATTTGATTTCTTTTGAAGATTATCTTACATTCGAAGGTGGTTGGTCTCAGCCTATTAACTACTCGGCTGATCAACGAAGTAAATCACGAATTAGTCAAACAGGTTTATTATCTCGAAAGTATTATTTTAATTACAAAAAAATAATTAATGTGGGATTTTATATGGTTTATCAGTTATTGCGAAAATGTCTGGAAAAAAGATTAAATATCGTTTTTATTAATAGTAATCGGAATGTTCACAAATTAATTTGTTTATTTGAACATTTTCAAAAACAGCTTTCCAATTACTCTATTTCTTATTATTTTCCAGTGCTAAATTATGATCAACTAAAATTAGACAAAGTTAAAATTTTGAAAAAAACTGGTGATTATCAATTTTCTGAAATTATTAAATCTGCTGAAATGATTTTTCAAAATAGCTTAATTTATTTTATTTTATATGCCGATTTTCCGATCTTTTTATATGATTGTTCAGTTGGTGGTGAACTTTATCAAATCAAAAATTGTCAACCTCATTTAATAGCTAATCACATATCTCCCAATCCTAGCATTAATTTAGAAAAAAATTTAAAATTAGCCACTTTTGTTTGTCAAAACATTCAAACAACTTTCGCCAGAGTGACTAATCTGAAATATGAATTTGATCCAGAAGCCAGCGCCGACAAAAATGAAGATAATTTTAAACAAAGTTCTGTTTATCCTGAAATGGAAAGCCAGCTTGATCAAATTTTTGAAAAATATACTAACCGTTCGCTCTTCAATTCCGTTGCAAGTCCTAAAATTATTTTTATTTACGGACCCCCAGCTTCTGGAAAAACAACTTACACCAAAACTATTCTCGCTAAAAAATATCCGAATTATCTTTCATTGAGTAAAGATGAATTGACTGTCGAACTTCCCGGATATTTACAAAAATCAGCTCAAATTGTTTCGATGATTTCTGAAAAATACAAATTTCTCGAAAATTACGATCCCCAAATTCGCGAAATTATTCTACGAACTCTGTTGCTTCAGGAAAAACATAAAATTTATCGAGAATATGTTCAATACGGGTTATTGTTATTTTATCGAATTTTGAGTTGGTGTCTTAAAAATAAAATTACGGTGGTTAATGATTTAGCTGGGATGGGTGATCTAACTCCTATCACCAAGGTAATCGATTTTGCTAAATCCTCACCATATACTTTTGAATTAGTAGCAATTCATACTAATTTCGAAGATCAATATTTAAATCAAGTTTATCGAAGTAAATTCGAAAATAGATATTTTGACCGACAAACTTTACTTAATGCTACCAATAAATCATTCACTAATTTATATGATTTGATTTTTAATCAACCGATTTATCAAAAATTAAACTTTTATTTGATTGATAACACAAAAAACAATTTTAAATTAATTTATTCCAAAATCTCAAATCAAACTTCTGTAAAATGCGAATCTGAAAGTAAAGATGAAACAGAATTTGTTAAAATATGGAATCGTTTATGTCCAGAAGTTCAAGGGGCTGAGCCAGAATTTGATTCATTTCCAAACTTTGGATTTGGCATTCTAATTGTCATTTTGATTATCTTAATTTTTATATTGATTCAGTATTGTTTTAATTTTCTGAGTGATTTTAGTTTCTTTGCTAAAGATCAAAACCTGAGTAATTAAATTTTCCAAGGAATATTTGGAACAAGAAGTTAAATCGAAAACAGGTATAGATAGAAAATCATTGTATTGAATATATTTATTTTTAGTAATAACTTGTGGCAAAATTTCTGATTTAGTCGAACTTCTAACCAAGATGAAATGAATATTTTTATAAGTTTCAATACCTTTGGGAATTATTGAGTCTATCAGTAGTAAGGTCAAGTAAATTTCAGTAGAGACCGAAACATAAACCAACGAATCATCCACAAATTTGTTTGATAAAAAATGATTCCAATATAAAAATGGTTTATCAACTTCCGGAGATAAAGTCTTAACTTTAAAACCGATTTTAGGAAATTTACTTGCGATAGCCAAAGAGATAGATTTTGTAAAATCCGCACATAGTTCGATAACATTTTTTGGCTCTATTTTCCGAATAATTTTTTCCAAAAATTCCTGATCCATAAAACCAAATGATTTTCTCAACAATTTATAACTATTGTACATAATTCCTATCAAAATTTCTTCATCGGAAGCATATTTTTTCCAAATCTCATAAGCACATTTCGGCACTTCAAAAATTTCCTGATGATATTCTAATTTTTTTCCACCCTCACTTTCCTTAACCTCGTTTTTCTCTATTTTTTCGTGTTTACTTTCGATTTTTTTCAGTTCACTCTCTTTTTCGATTAGTTCCTGATATTCGTCGATTAGTTTGAAAACGATTTCGTCATTGATAATTATTTCACTGATTCGAATATCAGTATACATTAGATCTCTGATCATATCCCAGTTATTATATAAATTGATCATTGGCAAGAATCTATACATTATTCTCCATAATGAACTATAATTTTGTTTGGAAGAATATCTCTCAACTAGTTTTTTTATTTCTTGATGTAATAAATGTCTTTGATATGCTTTTTCTAAATTCATTTATCTATATTTATCTAGATAAATATCAAGGCATAAAAATTAAATGTTTTTTATATAAATCAAAAACTTTCTCATAATATTTTTTTAATTCCATTTCAAATTCTAGCTCCTCATCTTTACTTCGATCTTTAGTGTTTCTGAGATAACTGCAAATATTTTCAAAATCTTTGATCAAATCCATAATTTCACAACCTTCCATCTACAAAATTTGAAACAAAATTTTAGGTTATATTTGATGGGCAATACTATTTCATATATTAATATTTTATCAATTACAGAGGATGTGTTATTACATCTTTTAGGATTTTTAGAAAATGATTGGAGAACCCTAGCGAGATTTTCACAAACGTCACGAAGATGCTATCACCTAGTCAATAATGAGAAAATGTGGAAAAAATTTGCTAAAAAATTGAATTATGAAAAGATTGCTGAAATTAAAAAACGTAAATTGACTTGGAAAAATTCTTATTTCACGTATTTGGATTCACCAATCAAATCTCTCGTAGTTTCTGTGGCTAATAATGTTCCACATTCGAAATTTTTAATTCAACTTAAAGGTGATGGAAAATGTTTTATTTCTGATGATCTTGAAAATCCCCGAAAAGGCCCGCATAGATATCATGTAGAATTTGAAAATTTGGTTTTTCACATGAATGAGATCACTGAAACAAGTACTTATTTATACGATCCTTTGAATGATTTGGGAAAGATAACAAAACACCTTCCTTTTACTAAAGATAATACAAAATATTATGAAATTAGAAATAGAATAACTTTACTGAATTCTGTTAGGTTTATTGATATTGATAGTTATGATCCGACAATTTTGCTCTTGACTAATGATAATCGAATTTTTGAATTTTTGATTACTCCCAAATGGATGCGTGATTTTAAAGAACATTTAATACCCAATGAAGTCAAATTTCCTTTGGAAAAAAATGAAAAGATTAAAAAAATGATTTGCAATGAAATTGGTTGTTTTGTGATTTCTAATTTTCCCAAAAAAGAAGAAAATAAAAAGTGTAATGTTTATTTTTGGACACATGTTGATAATAGTGATATTATTCCTAAGTTAATCGGACCCCTTTCGGCTTTAGATATTATTGATATTAATTATCTTGACAAAGAATACACTTGTATAATACATATTGATGATAAGATGGAAAAGTGTTATACTAAAATAGAAAATACACAATTATTTATGTTTATTACGTAAACACGTTTATTACGTAGACACATCGCATAATCTTTGATAGCATCCAGCACAATATGAACAATAATATTTTTCATTTATTTTTTTGAGATCTGTGTGATGTTCCGATAACAAACACCAACAACATTTATTCGGTACTCCTAAAATATCAAATAATTCCTGTACCAATCCCACCAGAGGTTTTAGATTATGAACTTCAGCGGGAAAGAAATGATTGTGAGCATACTCTGGCAAAACTGTCATTTTAGGTATTTTAGTGGCTGAAACATATTCTCCCAAGATATTTTCTAACATTAAGAAAACCCCGTTTCTGAGTCCTGAGATATCTCCCTCAGTTTTAATATGTTGTTGAATGATTTTATCATCGACAGCAATTACTAAATCTAATTTTATTTCCTGAGTTTGGCTAATATTTTGTAAACGATATTTCATTACCGAAGGTCCTAGTAAAATATTTTTGAAAAGAACTCGTAAAACAGGAAAAATGTCCGGCGGATAATATTTGACTACCAATAAATCATCCAACAAAGTATATTCTTTGGAAATTTCACAAATTTGTTTGACTAATGGAAAGTTTAAATAATTTCCATTAGCTGAAATAATTATTTCGTATCGACATAAAGCTCTTCGATATTTTTTATCATTGGGATCGATCTCAACATTTTCAATATTTTCACCATTCTCAGCTTTTTCTTTCTGATGTTTAAATTTTATTTTATCGATTATTTCTGGGTCGACTAAGGGAATCATTTTCATGCCTATTTCAAAACTAAGCTCTTTATTAATTTTTTTGAAAAGCAAAAAGATCTCTCTATAAATCATTCCCGAGGTAGAAATACCATATTGTTCCGTAACATCTTCAATATTGGGACATTTTTTAATTATTTCGATATCCTTGTGTAGTTGTGTCCAATCAATATTAACAGCATTTTCTGAGACATATTTCCACAAATTGTTTATCTCATTTTTATTTTCAATATTTCCATCATTTTCTTTTTTAATATTTTTTCCCAATTCTTCCATTTATTTCATATACATATTTTCATTTCTAAATGTAAAAAAATATTAAGGGTGTTTAAATAGAATCTCGTGAATCATTTGTTAAAAAGCATTGAAGAGTCCCGTTGATCATTTGCATCTTAATCATATAACAATTACAACATTCTACCGCAACTCCAGAGAAAATTCTCATAAACTGACAAACTAAAAGAACAGTATTAGAATCTTTATTTTTAATATCAATTAATTTTTGAATATCATCTCCTAATTGAGTAAAAATAAAGTTAGCAGTTCCGGGAACTTTTCGATCCCAGATAGAAAGTATTTCTTGATCACTATCAATGGAATTAATGGGAAAAGGATTTTTAGCATGCCAAAAGGGATTTTTATCAATAATAAGTCTTTCCGAAATTACTTTACCATTTTCATCAAATAACAAATGAATTCTTTGTAAGTCTAAATGCAGAATGTCAGTGGGAAATCTTTCATGTAAACTTTTGATAATAGGAAATATTCCCATAATTTGTCCGCTAAGATCAAATTTCTCACTAAAACCTGTTTTATCACTAATAACCCATGTTTCTACATTATTTGGCTTAATTTCTTTTCTTTGTTTCTTTTGATTCATCTTTTTTTGCAAATATTATTTTTTACAAATTTTAAATTAGGAAGATTTATTAAAATATAAATTATATTTATTTTATGTTTTTAAATTTCAATTTTTCTATTGTAGAAATATCTTAAAAAGACTTGAGGAATATAAATTTTATCATAATCAGATATTTCATCATTGGCCATCATATAAAAACATTTTTTGTGGAACATATCAATATATTTTATTTTTTCCCCGGGATTTTCTATTTTGCCAATTTTAGCCGCGATATATTCAGCTCTTAACCCATCAAAAATACTATTCTCAGTCTCTAAAATTTTGTTTAAAGGAAGTTCTTCAATATTTTTTAAGTATTTTCTTAATTCTTTAGTATGTTTTTCCATATCGGAACCTTCAGTTATTTCTTCTAATCTTTGATAAATTTCGATTCCGTAAAATCCACTGAACATTAATTTAGCAGCTAACATATAAATCTCATCGTCATTTTCTTTAAATTTATCCAAATAAGCATCTAAGATTTCGCTTTCTTGATTTTTATGAATGTTGCGAGCTTTGCGATTTTTTTTCGATACTGTTTTCTTTTCCATTGCACAAATTTATGAATTTACAAATGAATGATATACAAAAAATAAATTCAGTTTTTAACTATAAATTCCTATAAATTTTATGCGAGGTTTGTTACAGGAAGCGGGGCTTGAGGAGTCGGAACATAAATAGTCTGAGTTTCACTACTACTTCCACCTCCTCCACCGAGGAATAAATAAGCTAAAATAATAATTAAAATAATAAAACCAATAATTCCGATCACAACATAGCTAAACATATTACCTAAAAAATCTAATGGATTGGAAGTGGTAGACGAGGCAGTTTGACTAACATTTTGCACAATTCCTTGGGCTATATTATTATTGTTAAGAGCTTTTTGCATACAACTACTGAATAAATTCAATGTTTGGGTGACTTGATTGCCAACTTGAAATCCACTAGTAGAAATTTGTTGATTTTGCAAAGCCCCGGCAGCACATTGCTGAATAATATTAGTTGTTACAGAAGTAGTAATTTTGTTAGCTAAGTTGGTAACATTTTGCGAACCGGAATAACTTGGTAAAAGTGCCACAGCTTGTGCTTGAGCATCTTGCTGAATTTGCTGGGCGATTTGCATACTTAAATCATTAGTCATAGTAGCTTGTTGTAAACATTGAACATTCAAGCTGGCTGATTGACTAAACCAGTTAAAAATACCAACTCCGCTTAAGCTAACTTGTTGATTTTGATTTAAACTGGATGAACAACTATTAACATTATTTGTGATAGCCGTGATAATACTTTGATTGACCACATCGACTGATGTTTTGGACTGAGAAACTCCCATTTTATTTTTCGTATATTAATAATTGAATAGTTTATAATATATTTTAAATATTCTTAGGGATATTTATATAGTGAACATGCCCGAGTTATTTGTCTTTAATAAATATATTGCTATCATTATTGTTTTAATATTTTTATTGATTTGTTATTATTTTATCAAACCAAAATCAACCAAAAAAAGTGGTACTGTGAAAAAAGGCAAAAAAAAATCTGGAACTAAAGGTCGACGCCCGTCTCGACATGGAACAAAATCAGGTAGAACACAAAAAACTGAAAAATTAAGTGAAGGTGAGAATGAAGATGAGGAGGAGGAAGATGAAGAAGAGGAAGATAATATCTATAAAGATGCAGAAGATTTATATAACAAAGTACACGAAGGGCTATGTCAAGGAATGAGTAGTGAAGAATTTGAGGAATTAGCACAAGATTTAGCCAATGCCAGCATTTATATCGAATTGCGGCAAGTTTATAATCAATGCAAACAAAAAGGTCTTGATCCCAATAAATCAGTTAAAATCGAAGATTATGTTAATATTATAAAAGCTGAAAATAAATAATCTCCAAAAATCACTAGTGATTTTTATAATCATTTTTGTTTTTTATTTTAATCCTATTAATACATTAATTAACAAAATAAAACCCTAAATATATATGTCTTATTCAGCAGATTTATTAGGAACTGTTCGAACAGTTTCAACTTGTAATATTTGTGGACCAGCAAATCAAAGTAAAAATTATTGTGCTAATTATGGTCCAGAATGGAGTTGGAATTCCGCGGGAACTTGTAGTGAATGCAAATATAATTGTTTAGGAAGTGTTTGTACACCTGGTAGTTATTCTCGATGTGCTAAAACACAATACACCGGAAATATAAATCAATGTTGTTTAGGTCAACAACCTGATGGATATCCTATTCGCACTTGTAATCCCTTAAATACTCCAACTTCACCAGTTTGTTCTAGTATTGTTCAAAGTTATTGTTCATCAGGTGATAAAATATTTACTGATCCTATTTGTCAATCATGGGCTTCAGCCAGTCAAAATGCCACACAAGCTTTTGCTATGAAAAAAACATATTGCACTCCCAGCTTAATTAAAACAGATCAAAATTGCCGGGCTTGGGTTAGCTCTAGTGATACCCAAGGAAAAATAGATGATGTGATGGTTACGAATTATTGTCAGGCAAATCCGACTGATAGTTTATGCTCTTGTATTATGAGTGAAATTCCTTGCCCTAATAAATTTGATAGTAAGTGTATTCAATCCGGTGGATATAAATCTTCGGATATGGAAAATGTTCAATGTCCTAATGTTTTAAATTGTTCTCAATTTGTTAGTCTCAGTCCTGGAGCCCAAGCCATCGCCACAAACGTTGAGCAAAATTGCACTTCTATAACAAATAATAATGGAACAACCACTACTTCGCCGAATAGTACAAATACCTCAGCTCTTGACGGTTTGTGGACTGATCATAAATATTTAATAATTTTTGCTTTAATTTTATTAATAAT